TTCCCAAGGGCTCTTGATCCTCAACCGATGACCGGGGGGCAGTCACTGATACCGAAGCGGAAGTGGTATGCCATAGCGTCTCGCTGTTCGCCTTAATAGCTCCACCCCTGCTTCAGTCAGTGCGTTGGTGTTCCTGTCATGCAGTTCGTTGTGCTTCTCTGCTGTCAGGCTGATCAAGTTCCACGGTTCGTACTGATACTCCGGGAACTCATCACGAGGAAAGATGTGGTGAACTGTGTTCGCTTGTACCTGCTTGCCGTAGCGTTTGCTTATCTGGCACTGGTACTTGTCTCGTCTGAGGATCAGCTGACGGATGTGTTGCCAGCGTTTACCGTTGTAGAAGTTGTCCATCTCTTCCTTTTTATGTCTCCTGCCATGTACAAGAAAGGAGTATCGCAGATCGCCACAACCGCTTCAACGATTGACGTACTTACTGCGATTGTCAGAATCGTTTCACCATCATAGATTCCTACGAACGCAAGGAAGATGAAACCGAAGTTTTCAAGGCAGTTGCATAGAATCGTTGCAACGTTATTCCTCAACCACAGACACTTTCCTTTACTCCTCTCTTTTAGTTTGTGGAATAGATACACGTCCGCAATATTTGAAAGGAAGTACATCACCATTGATGCCAGACTGATTCTGAGGTTCAACGCAAATAGTGTCCTCATAGCTCCGTCAGCATAGTCTATCTCGCTCGGTTGGTACATCAAGGCAATTTGTGTTGAGATGATCAGCATCACATCCGCAAACAGTCCTGCATAGACTGCCGTCTTCGCATCCTTGACTGAGTGGTATTCCGTGAGAATGTCCGTTGCCAGAAATGTACTTGCGAACATCACTGTGCCTATTGCTGTGCTGAGTCCGAAGATGTCTGCATTTTTTGCCGTAATAACATTTGCCAGAACTGTTGCGACTGCCGTCCAGAGGATTGCACCAGTCTTGCCAAAGAACCTGTAACAAAGAAGCAGGGCACTAAATACCACAACTGCTTCAACAAAAACCAACGCTGTGTTCATCTTTCTTCTCCTTAGTTTTATCGAGGTTGTCGCAAACTCGTTTTTTATAAATGAGTGTCAGCCCATTTCTGGAACTTCCACCATTCATTGAAATTGTTCAATGCCGCTTTCTTGGCATCGTTTATCCTGTGGTTCTTCGGTGCTTTTATTTTGACCATTCCGTTTCCGTTGAACCTGTACAGATAGCCGAACCTGTTTCCTGTTGTCCATACTGTACTGTCAACGCTGTCGAAATGAAAACGCTTGATCCCTTCCTCTGAAGTGAAACCAAGTGCATGAATCTTCGCACCGTTCTTGTGTGCGGTATCTATGAACCAAGGGAAATACCCCCAGTATTTTCGTGCATATTCAGACTTGCCAGTGCCAACCAGACCACCGATTGCAACATAAGGATATTCAGCGGCAGACCGCTCAAATTCTTTAGTTCCTCTCGGAGTGTGCCAGACTGGAATACTTTGCCAACCGACAAGCGACTCAAGTCGATGTCTGTATTCAAGTACTTTCTCATAGCCGACAACCGAATCAATGTCGAGTTCAAAATACTTCCTGACATTGTTCCGCTTGATGAAGTCGGCATATTTTTCGATGTATTCATCCCAATTGACATGACTTTTACTGTTCTGCATGAAAGTGAACGCACCACTGTCAAGAAGGAAGTCCTTCATGTAAGGGATTAGCCGCTCAGTCTCTGAGTCCGCATAATAGAACGATTCAAGGATGTATGGTAAACTTCCAGTGCCTATATTTTCATACAGCACCCACTTCCTTGAAGCAGTCCCGGCAATGAAGACTTTCATTCAATTTCAAATTCTTGACCGCAATGTGGACAGACAACTTTCTTCTTCTCTTTGTCTTTTGCATGAACTTCAGAGAACATATCGTCAAGGTCTGTGTCCGTGTCGTGAACATCAAACCCGAAGTCATAACCTTCAAAGTCAAGCTCTTCCAGTTCCCAGTCCAGAAGCTCAAAGTCCCACCCGGTACGCTCCCCGGTCTTGTTGGCGAGCAGTCGGTACTTCCGTTTCTGCTGTTCTGTCAGCCCGGTGACCTTCAGCACATCGACCTCGGTGAGCTTCATGTCTATTGCCGCCAGTCTTCTTGTGTGACCGCTCAGAATCACGTTGTTTTCATCAACCTCAATCGGGTCAATGACTCCGCACTGCATGAACGATTCTTTCACATCGTCCACGGCTTCCTGAGGAATCTTCCTCGGATTGCGTTCGTATGGAATCAGGTCAGCGACCTTCATCCGCACCAGTTTCTTTTCAATCATGTTTTTGACCTCTTTCTCTTTATTGACCTCTTTTGGAAATCGCCACCCACCACAGCATAATGATCTCCGTCCCCACTGAAGCGCAGTCTTGTTGCGGAGAGGTCAGCCGCAATAAAAAAGGACTGCACTTGGCAGTCCAACCTGATTAACGTTATACACCTCTTTTCCTATAAAGTCACTGACACGTTTCTGACATCTTGATTGGAGACTCTACAAAGAACATCATGTCTCCCCACGTTTCAAACTCCATCACAAAGTTCCCTTCATCATCGTACAGGTTCAAGGCTTCGGTGTCTCCCAGTGCATCCGTAAACTCTTGGTAATACCACCGTCTTCCCTTGACCGTCATCTCCCTTGCTTTTTCAATCTCGCATCCGATGAAGTCAAGCTCATAGTCGCTCAGTTCTTCATATGACAGTCTTCTGGAATAAACCAGAATGTCATGATACCGCTTGCCGCCATCCTCTCGCCTGACAAGCCCCTTCTTCGGTTGGCATCCGGGTGAAAACCCTCTCAGCCGCATTCCGTATCTGTACTCCATCTCATCACCTCGCTTCAAGAATCATCCTGACCGCTTCGTCTGCGGTGCAGTATCCGTACTTCCTCATCCAGACCGCTTTGTCGCAGGTGTTGATCATGCGGTCGTAATCTTCAGCCTGATGTGGGTATTCCTTCTTCAGTTCCATGAACTGCCTGATCCGGGAATTAGCATACTCAATAATAAACCGCTCAACTTTCATAGCAGTCCCTTTCGTTATAGCCGTGCCGCATCTTCTCGCAGATTTCCTCAAGACCGTCAGTGTCAAGCTCTCCGTTGCAGTCGATCAACTCCCTTTCACACATCCAGTCATAAAGCTCGGTGATCAGAGACTTGAAGCAGTCGATCTCACGTTCGGACACGCTGTATTCCGCATCCTCGTCAATGTGGGCATCCACATCGCTCAGTGCGCATCTGACTTCAGCCAACGCACCTTCATTCCTGCAATAGCTCATGTACATCGTTGTTGCCCTTTCTGCCCGTCTTGCCGTTAGCTCAGCATTTTGTTTATATGGTGAACTGCCTTGCGTGTTCTTGGATCATGCCCTCGGCTACCGCCTTGAGGAACTGCATCAACCACTCTCTCATGCTCTCGCCTCGACCTGCCGCACCGAGAAGAAACTTGCCTTCTTCATGAACATCTTGCCGTCTTCCTCGGTTTCTTGCTCCTCGTTGTACTTTCCTGCACGGTACTTCCAGATCGTGAACTGTGCTACTGCTTTCTCGCCCTTCCGAACCTGATAGCCAAGCTCCTGCCATGCGTTGTAGGTGTGAATCGGTTCGGTCTCCCTGATAACCTGCTGATTGCCGTCAGCGTCCGTGTAGGTCATCTCTCTCCCGGTGTACTGAAGGACTCCGTCCTTCGCCAGTCTCTGGCTTTCGTTGAAAATGATCTGTGCGTTTGTCATTGCCGTTCGTCCTTTCTGGGCGGTTTAGCCGCCGCCCTCGGCTTGATTGTATTTAGACTTCCCTGATCTCAAGAGGCTCGTTGCTTGCTTCTTCACCAGTAGCATAGTTGACTCTGGACGGAAACAACTCGTAGTCACCGCTGAACACTCCGAGCATCCCACCGCACCCAGATGTGAACTTGTACCATGCAGGTCTCTTGCACTTGACCATCTTCAGACCCTTCTTCGCAAGCCCCTTTGCTGTCCGTGCTGTCGACCACACTACACTGCCGTCTGGCATCTCAGCTCTCAGAGAAGACCCAAACTTCGTGTTGCACCAGTGAGCGTTCACAAGCTGACCGTCCAGTGTTGCGTACTCGGTGAACCATGCACACCCACCATCCCGGATGAGCTTTATCTTCTGCTTGTTGCTTGCGATCCCTCTGCCTTCGCACTTCATCGACACAAAGCAGTCATCTATGTCGGTCAAGCCCTCGTTGATCCGCTCCCACCGCCTTGCACCTACTTCTACCAAGTTCTTGATCTCGTCTTCCAGTGCCTTAATCAGCTCTTCACCGTATTTCATCGTTCTTCTCCTTTCTTATTCTTGAGGGCTGATTTCTCAGCCCTTATATCTCAGTTTCGGTGTATCGAGGTCTGCGTTATCAATGAAGAACAATTCGTCCTTGTAACACTCGTAACCTTGGTGGTTCAAAGCGTAGCCGCCACCTGCTTCGATCAGCACCGCACCCCTGAACTTGATCTCTTTGTCGGTTGCTTCTGCTTTCCAGTAGCACTTGCAACCGTTGACTTCCATCGGCTTGATCTCGAAGTACTCAAACCAGAATGACAGAGGCCTTTCTGCGATCCTTCCGTCTTCCTCGCACAACCATTCGTTCCTAACCTTAAAGCTCATTGTTTGTATCTCCCTTCATCGTTGTGACTTCATTCTACTACTGAAAACAGTAAGAGTCAAGCATTATTTTACCGCTTTCAGAAAATTTTTCAAAAAAATCCGAAAAAATAAGCCCCAAGGTTTCCCTCAGGGCTTTTGATCATGGTTGATATGCCGCTCCGTATCTCAGTTGGCACAGGTGGTTCAGTGCGGAGTTCCGCTTTCTGAATATTTGCCGGGACTCGTAACCGAGTTCTTCTGCAAGCCTGTCAGCGGCTTTTGATTCCCGGTTGACTTCCATGCAGTCAACGATCCTGCGTTCATCGTCAGGAAGTTGTGCCAGTAGCCGCTCAAGGTCTGCAACCTTCCGCTCGGTGAATCGTAGCTTTGCAGTCAGTTCGTCTTTCCGGGCGATGACCGTGATCAGCTTCTCTTCCTGCGGATTGCCGCCTGATCCGCTTGGCATCTTGTCATAGTTGGTTGCCTTGATCGAAGCATACTCCGCAGTGATGGTTTCCAGTTCTTCGGTCATCTGCATGATGGCGAACTTCCACCTGTTGAGCTTCGCAAGATCGTTCTTGAGAATGTCCCGGTGCGTTATTTCTCGCATTTCCTTCTCCCTTCCCTGTACCGTCTACTGCTCCGCTTCGCCTTGAAGACCTCGGTCACTACATAACCGTCCACCAAGTCTTCACGGTGTCTTGCTTCCCTGACCGCTTGCCGTTCAGCGTCGTAAGCCAGATACCGTTCGCACTCAGCGTGTTTGCCGCATCCCACCTCATCACAGGTCAAACATGGTGCTTTCATCTTCCAGTTGAGCCGAACCCGGCATCTCCTCTCTCGGTTTCTTCAAGATCATCGACAAGCTCAATCGGCTCGATCACGCAAGGCAGAACCACAATCTGGCAGACCTTATCCCCGGCATTGAACGGTACTGCTTCTTGACCGTGGTTATAAAGCACTGCGTGAATGCTCCCAGTGTATCCTGAGTCAATCGTCCCCCGGCAGGTGATTCCCTTTGCCATCAGTCCGCTCTTGCTTGTGATGAGTCCGACCATGCCATCAGGAATCGCAACGTGAACCCCGGTGTCAACTTTCAAGTAATGACCGCTATACAGCCAGAACGACTTCGGTGTCTTCAGGTCTAAGCCAGCATCAGACGGATGCGCTCTCTCTGGCATATATGCACCTTCATCAAGTTTGATCTTCATATCTGCACCTTCTTCTTTAACCAGTTGTGAATCCATTCCTTCTGCTTGCTGAAAGAGGAAAGATGCCAAGCGTAGAGCAGTTCAGTTAGTTC